ACGTCATCCTGCGCTGGATCAGATTTCTTCTAGTGATTCTGTTGATCACGCTTTGGGTAAAATTTTAAGTACTGCCATTCGACTGATTCATCCAGCTTATCGGTCTTGAGGCGACAATACCCGCACCACCCTCTGCAACGCCTCCAACCTCCCCTGATCTTCCCGGCACGCCGCATAGTTATCCACCAGCGTCACGGCAAGCTCTTGAGCCGTGACGGTGGCAGCATCAGTTCGGCTGGAATCTCCGGCATCGGGCAGCGCACGGCCACTGGCGGCGGCGTCGTGGAGCACGCGGAAACTACCAGACAGCACAGGCAGATCAGACGGGACATAGATCGGTACCTCCTTGATGATGTCGCGGTACAGCACCCGATCCTGAGCGGCTTGCTGCACGAACTTGGTGACGGTTTTTGTGATCGTGCGCTGCGCTGACTCTGTCTGCGCCCGAGTCGCGTTATCGATCTGCGACTGCTCGGTGCGGTAAGTCAGTGTGGCCTCGGCGACGCCAGCGGCATGGCCTTGTCGGTAGCACCACCCCGCGCCAAGTCCGAAGCCACCGATCAACAGCGCGCCAGCGGTGATGCGCCACATCAGCGGCAGACCCATCAGCCCAGCCCCGTCACGAACCCGGTGCCGCGTCGCACGCTCAGTAGCTGACGGCGTGGGTTTTTGTTGGCGAGGCCGATATGCACCCACGCGTCGTACTCAAGAATGATCTGATCCAGATCGAGATTCATCTTGGCGATCGCTCGGGCCAGCTCAGCGGGAGAGAAACGGTCGCTACTTATATCCGCTGCCAGACCGCGCGTGTGCGCGCTGTTCGCGGCACTACCTTTTATTAGCGCGTTCAGCGCCGGGCTACGGTAGCCGCTGCTAATGCGTAGTGGCGCGTCGCCGAGTGCAGCGCGAATCGTTTCCAGATACCCGGTCAGCTTGCGCAGATTCTCGATGACCTCAGCCGGTGGCTGGTTATCGATACCGTGTCGTGCTGCCGTCTGCGAAAAGCACAGCTCGGCCAGCGAAAAATGCTCAGAGAGTTTCACGGTGCTCGTAGAAATCTTGCGTGAATGATCGCTCGAGATAGTGCAGCAGCATCGCAACCGCGAGTAGCGCCAGCGCGATGCTAAACATCAGCACTACCGCATCCGGCATCTGCTTGATCAGCACCGGTCGTTGCTGCATGTGTAGCGCCGCAATCAGCCCGACACCAGAAAAAGCAAGCGTGCCAAAGACCCGCGTCTTCACCCGCTTATCAAGCACCGCCCACAACGAGACACCCAGCGCGATTGCGCCACAGGCACACTGAAGCCACCAGATCATGAGCCACCTCCTCCGAAGAATTTATTGCGTAGCTGTTCCAGCAAGCCGCTCTCGATCTCTCTGAAAATCTCGCGACCGATCGCGACCGAGAACAGCCCCACTAAAAACTCAAGTGACTCATGCATCGCCGCGCCGTCGATCGCCAGCCAGATCGTGAACGCAGGCGTGAGATAGATAGCGCAGACCGTGCCAACGACCACGCTAGAGAGCTGATGCCGCAGCGGCAGATCACGCCCGAGAAACTGCAGCGCGACAGTTGCGCCCGCAAGCGCGGGCAGCAAATCAATCAGATGGGTGATCGACGTACTTGTGGTGAGCGCGCCGGGCATCAGTACTCCACCACGACGATGCCGTTTTTGCCATCGACATCGAAGGCTGTCCCAGTGCCGCTACCTCCAGCCCCAAAGCTCCTATTTGAGCCCCAGTAGCTAGACCCACCGTTCTGAGCTTCTCCAGAACCACCTATATCCCCACTGGAGCCCGTTATGTTGATGTCGCCACCGATACCAATGCCGGGGGCGGGGGTGGGAAAAAACCCTCCGGCAGTACCTGTGCAAAACGCACCGAATGAAGAATTCGTCGATAGCGGGAATGGGCCGGGGCCGGAGACTATCTGACCTCGCCCCACCACCAGCGGTATGACCTGCCCCGGCGTCAATCCACTAATCCATTTAATCGCTGTGCCCGCAGCATATCCACCACGAGGCTGCTCGCCAGATATAGTGACGGCACTCCCGCCTCCCGTCACCGTTACTTTCACTCGCGTAACGCCAGCAGGTACTGTGAAGTCAAATGAGCCCGGTGTCGTAAACACCTGCACCCGCGAGATGCCCGAGCTGCTGATAGCTGCACCCGAGGCCGCCGCGTAATTCACGATCTTCCAGTTACCGCCACCCTTTGAATACGCAAACAGCACATCGCCCGGCTGCGTGATGATGTTTGCAGCGCCGGGTAGCTGCATCGACGTCGCGTTATACGTCAGCGTGAGCGACGACTGAAACTCCACCATCCGCAAAATACCAGCGGCGGCGGTGCCGAAGGAATTGATGGTGGTCGTGCCGGTGATCAGGATGCTGTTCGATGCCGCAGCGCCGATGTCCACCGTAGCGGCAGAGGCCAGCGTGACCTGTGGCGACTCATTAATCGCGCCGCTCATATTGATGGTGGTCGCATTGATGGTGGTCGCATTGACGGTGCTGGTGCTCACCGTACCCACCAGCAGCGAGTTCAGCTCATAATTAATCTTCGGCAGCGCGTGATGATCCGCCCGCAGCAGGCTCAGGTTTGACTGTGACAGCGCCGTCGTCAGCACCGGCCCAGCGTCCAGTGCCACGGTCACCGTGGTCAGCTGAGTCAGCGGCGAGTAACTCGAGACGGTGATATAGCCATACGCAAAGCTCACACCCTGCTTCAGCTGCACCCGTCGCCCGACGTGGTACTCGCTCACCAGATCACCGGCCAGACTAAAGCTATCTAAGCTGACAAACGTCGCGATAGTGCCGATGTCCTGCCACTGCTCCGCAGAGACCAGCGACGGATCATTCACGCCACTGATCTGATCAAACGTGCGCTGCAGCACATCGTTCTGATCCGTCAGCACAAATTTATACAGCTTCGCGTCCTCCAGCCACAGCTGCCCCTGAGTCGGGAAGCCAGAGACATTCAGGATCACCGGGTTCGATTGCGCCACCGTACCCGTGGCGTCGGTGTACACCGGCAGCGGCGTCGTTGAGCCTGCGACGTAGCTGTAGATTTTCCAGCCGGAGGCCGGGGCACCGGCATCGGTCACCACCTGCGCATTCAGAATCGGTGAAATAGAAACGCTGGGCATGGTCTAGGTATCCTCAGTCTTGAATCACGATGATGCGAAACACCACCGCTGCCGGATCAATCGGCGCAGCGGTAAAGTTTTTAGCGACCACCGTGACAATATTGTTGACGCTGACGAAGCCAGAAAAAATCAATCCGGCGACATCCGTTCTTGCGCTCAGCAGCACCGCATCACCAACGCGCGCGCCCGGCACGGGTACCGTCAGCGATAGCTGCCCTGCACTCGGCACCGATGAAAAATTCAGTGTGGTCGTGATGCTGATCGCGTTGTTCCATGCAAGGCAGTTGAATACCTGCTGAAACCAGATCGACCAGGACGGTGACCAGCGCGCGCCAGCGGGCTCGCGCAGCGGTGGGTTGTTGTTCACGAGCGCGTCTCCGCCTCGATACTCGCGCCTGCAATCACCACCTTCACCGGATCAGTCACGCGCAGCTTGAACACAAAGTCACGCGCTGTGCCCAGCCGCCACCAGATCACACGGGTCAGGTACTCGCCGATCTTGCCGATCGACTGCCACAGCTCATTGCCCCATGTGCGGCCATTGTCCCGAGAGATTTGCAGCATCACCTGCGGTGTGGTGTTACTCGGTAGCCCGACGCCTGTCTCAAAATCTACCTGCAGCCGATGAATCGCGACGTAGCGGTAATTCGCAAAAAAATGTTTGCCGATAATCTCGCGCGCGATCTGCTGACCGTTGTCGGTGTACACATCCGGCTTCAGCTGATAGATATTGCCGTTGCCGTAGTCTGCGACCAGCGTCGCGTCGTTGAATACCGCCTGCATCTCGGCGCGGTGCCGCTCGCCCTCAAAGCCATACTCCAGCGCTGACCACATCGTCGTGCTGGCGTCGTACAGCCAACTTTTACCGGCGGTCGGAAAATTAATCTGGTACATCGGGTGGCCACCCAAGTTGTACGCAAACGCGGTCGCGTCCGAGACATTGCCGTAGCCGTTGATCAGATAGTCCAGCTCCGGGCTGGAGATTTTTTGTGGGGCATGACCAGCGATGATCATCACCTGCACCTGCCCGAGCCGGTTCGCAAACAAACCCGCGAGCGTGTCATTAAACTTGCACAAGCTCCATGGCGCGGCGAGTCCGAACTCAATCGTCGCACCGCGAATCACCTGATACGGAAAATCCGCCCCGCCGCTGTTACCCCAGAACTCGGTGGTCTGCTGTCCCAGCAGCACCAGCTCGCCATGGTCAGCAAAACCGCGCACCAGATTGTCCGGGCTGGATTCGCTCGACGCAAAATCTAGCGGATCCCAGACCAGCCCGTTATATGACGCAGAAATCTGAAACTGCTGCGAGTTCTTAAACGTCGCAATAAAGTACGAGTCCTGATACGTGATCGTCTGCGGGACACCGATCAAGCCAGCCGCTACCGCGTTAAAGTTATTCAGCGCCACGCTGTACATGTACATGTACTGGCCATCGACCAGCCCGACCTGAAACCCGTTGAATGCCAGATCAACCCGACCCTCACTCGTCAGCAGCGTGCCGACATCAGTCGCGCTGCCGATGCTATTAACTTTGTACAGACGATCGCGATACACCACATACAAAAAATCACCGGCGCTGATCATGCCGCGTATCGGTGCCGCGCCGAAGCTGCTGAACAGATTTAGCCCCGGTGTCGGGTAAAACATCAGCGCGCTTTTGTCGGGCTGCGGCACGATCTCGGCGTAAAGATTCAGGTGCCGCTGCACGGTCGATTGCGTGCTCTTGCCTTTCAGGCCGATGTCAAACAGCGGGATAATCATTGCGTGGCTGAGGTGTGGCTACGGCATAGTTGGGCTAAGCGCGCTATCCACCTTGCGCTTGATCGCACGGTTGCGCAGCGCGTCGCGTCCGTAGCGCACTGCGCTGGCTACCGGCAGCGGCACCCCGGTCATGCTCGAGCCCATCAGATCAACGATACCGGCCAGCACCGTCGCAGTGTTTGAGGTGTTTACCGCGCCCGGTGGTGCGGTCAGCACGTGCATTGCGATCTCGTTCAGATCACGAATCTGCTGCGCCTTCTGCGAACCGAATAAAAACTCCAGCTTGCCGTCGGCGTCGAGCGAGCGAATCGTACGATCCAGCATGGCCGGTGAGACCACGCGGTTACCGTTCACATCCAGCGCCGCGCTCTTCATCACCTGATCCTGAATATGTCGCAGCGTCTCGCCCTGTAGCTCGCGCCATGCCTGCTCACCATTCTTGCCGGACTGCGCCAGCGCCTGCCGCAGCGCGCTTACATCATCAAGACTACCGTCCAACACCGAGTGCTTGAACACATCTTCAAGCGCGACCGCGCGATCGGTGGTGCCTTTTTTGAAGCGGGTGATTTTCTCGACTGCACCCTTGTCGATGAAGGTTCTCGCAAAATCCTCGTACAAGCCTCGCGCCTCTTTGTACAGCTGACCACCACGGCCCTTGGTCGCGTTATCGATCATCGCGATCATCTGGTTACCGTAGTTTGAGTTTGGTGTGCCGGGCTCGATCTGCGCGCGCAGGCTCTTGCGCAGCTCTTCCAGATCATTGATCGAGACCATCCGCGTACTGCCCGGGTCAACGATTTTTAGCTCGCTGCGTGCCGAGCGCAGAATCGGCGCGTTAATCGATGCCGCGCGGTTCTTCTCTAAAAAGTCGGCCAGCGGTTTTACATCTACCAGCTCGCTCATATGACCCGCAGCGCGCGCGTCATCGTAGGCTCGGTTGATGTTCTGTGTCGCCTCTTTAATTTTGTCGCGCAGCGCGCTATCGACGGCGGTACCGGTCTGGCGCAATGCGGGTGAGCGCATGCCGGTCTCGTCGGCCATCAGCTCAAAGTTTTGTAGCAGCTGCTGGTTCTGCTCGGCGAAACGATTACGCAGCGGCTCACCCTGCGGCAGCTTGGCGGTCTCGCGCTCGAAACGCTGCTGCCCAAAATCACGGCTTGCCTGACCACGCGTTAACTGAATCGGCACCGGCAGACTTTGCGCGGTGACCACGCGTTGCGTCGCAACCGGTGTCATCGCCGCGCCCGCGCCAGCGAGCTGCGGGTCTCTCGCGGCCATCGCGTTTTCAATTCTGTTTCCGACCCGCTCTGGCAATTGCGCCACGGTTGATAAAGCGTTTTTGGTTTTAGCAGTGGCCGCAGCACCCGCTGACGCAACCGGAACGCGTAGCGCATTCGATGCCTCAACAGCAGCCATCGCGTTACGCGGTGCGTTGAGAATGGGTAGCCCGGTCATGCCCTCGAGCTTTGATGCATCGATGAATTGTGCGATCGCGCCGATCTGATCACGCGAGGTCTGTGTCTGCGGCTTGTAGATGATGCGTGATGCCAGATCACCGAGGCTATTACCGGGTTGCTTGGGGTCTGCTTGTGGTTGGCCGGTGGCGAAGTTATAGAGTCCTTCACCCGCTTTGATCACTGCTGCCAGCGGCATCGCTACCGCGCCGGTCGCGAGCGTCAGTGGCGTTTCGATGATCGTGCCTTGCGCCATTTGCAGCAGATTGTCTTTCGGAGGGTCTGGCTGCTGCGCACGTAAACGCATCGCACGCTCAGTTTCCGGAGTGGCGTACTCGTTTGGAATCTGAGAGACACGGCTGCCGCTTTGATCGGGTAAGCCGCGAATATAGTTAGCGAGTGTTTTTGCTGCGTTGACGTCGCCCGCTTTGTCGGCCTTGATCAGCGCCTCATACAGACGCTCTCTATTCATCACATCAGTCATCTCGGCCTCAGTATTTCCTCAAGATGTCCTGAATCGCCTTTGGGTGCCCGCTAAATGGGTTGTCAGCAAATGCCCCTGATGAATTCGTCGGTAGGCCGCTCATATCATCCACCCCCGGCATCGGCTGAAGGTCAGGCACGGTCACATCCCTCAGCGCACGCCCGGCGCGTGGCCTCAACGACTCAATGAAACTGCGCGCGCTGCGCATCTTCTGCTGCAGTGTTTTATCGCTATCCGTTAGCGTCGGGGTGAATTGATTAATCTTCTGACGGTACTCGGTCATGTTATAACCAGCACCAGTTGCGGCACGTAGCGCGGCCTCGCTCAGCGCAGAGGCCGCTGTGTAAAACTGCTGACGAGGGCTAGAGCGCAGCACGTTCGCGGTGCCCTCCATACCGAGACCGGACGCCATCGATTCAAAAAGTCCCGGGCTGAGCACATCCTTTTTCTGATTAACCGCTCAGCTCATGTTGTTGTAAGCATCGACGGCCTGAATGTACCAACCCGCTGCCTTACGCTCATCCTCGGTCGGAGCTTTTCCTTGCGCAGCGTTTTCTCTCGCGATCTCGATGTTTTGTCTCGCGCGGTCATCGGTGAGGTTCTGACCACGTATCGTTACATTGCGATTTGCGGTGTCATTGAATTTTTGCCAGTTGAACTTGTCGCTGTTGAAGGATTTTTCCCAGTCGAATTTTTCTTGGTTCAGCCGCTGATCAATCTCTTTCTGCTGGCGCTGTATCTGCTCATTGATTGTCATCGCCTGATTCACCCGGCGCTGTACATCATTCGGGTTAAACATCAGCGGTAGCCGGTTTGCCACCTCTGCGCCGTACTGCTGCGCGACGGCGTTGCGCGCGGCGTCGTAGCTGGACTGGTCTTTCACGCCGTACATGAGACTGGCGATACCGCCGACTAATTTGCCGGTGTTATCCAGCTCGATTTTTCTGGTCTCAAGCTGTGCCTTGTCCTGCTCGCTCAGCAGCTTTTGCGCTGCTGGGATTCTTGAGCCAAGGTTGGCCCCGGCCATACCGCTGAATAATTTGTTTCGATCTAATCTGCCCTGCTCGTCATACGCCTGACCGTAGATTCGGTTGAGGTTTGCGTCGTCCGCAATCGCACGCTGCCGCTCCTGTAGCGCCAGCGCGTTGATCGCGTTCTGCTGCTGCATGCCCTGCAGCTGCTGCATCTTCGCAAATGCATTGACCGGGCTCTGTACTTCCATCGGCTGCACGCCGAGCGGAATGGATGCATCAATCGCCATTACTCAATCCCCCATCCGCCATTCGCGATGGCTGTCGGCGCGTACCTGTCGTAGCGCGAGGTATCGCCGTAGCCCGCGCTGAGCGCGTTCACCCATGACGGCTGGTTGCGCGACTGATTAAAAGCGTTCAGCATGGACTGGTCTTGCAGCGCGCCGAACGCGCCGCCGATGCCACGGTTCCACGCATTCGCCTGACCTACGTAACCCGCTGCGCGCGCATTGCCCATCTGTGTCTGCAAATTCGCGACGTTGTTGGCCATGGCACTACCCGCAGCGCCGACCTGATTGGTCGCGTTCTGCCCAACACCGGCGAGTGCAGCTAAGCGATTAAATGAGTTGTTGAATTCGTTGGATGCGTAGTCCTGGTTGAAGCGAGACAGTGCTTTAAGGGTTGCACCGGATAGCTGCCCGCTGCCGGCGGCGGCGCTGCGGTTGATTCCCTTCTCGCCCTCACCCAGTCGGAACTGATAGCTCGGGTCTTCCTGCATCAGCTGCTGCGGATTGAACTGCGCGCTACCCACACCGCCGGGCATGACCGAGGGGTTCGCAACGCGTAGCCCCATCCGCGCGCGCATCGCATCGAGCGCGGAGTAACCAACATCACGGTACGGTGCCTGATCCGCGCGCGTGGTGTCGTACATGTAGCGCTGCGTGGCATTGGCCTCGCGACCCGATTGCAGCTGCGCATCAGCGGCGTCACCAGCGGCATCTGCGGCCATCGCGCCGCCGACGATACTGGCACCGGCACCGATCAGTCCGATCGCGCCTGCGCTAAGTCCGAGTGACATATCAAGCCCCCTCTTCAATCATCATGCTGCTATCCTCCAGCGCCAGCTCGATCTGATCGTGCGTGTCACAGACAATCATTGCTTCGAGCGTCTCGATGTCGGTCTCGTTGGTGCTAAAAATATTCGTGAACACGGTGTCCTCGTTGGCATAGCCGAGCTTCTGTAAGCCAGCGGGTGAGTGAACTAAAAATCCCGTGCGCACGCGCATCGCACCGCTTTCGGTGAGCACCGCGATGTCGCCCTGCTCAACCACGTTGACGCAGCCAAGCTTATGCACACGCCCGACGATCAGCGTGCCCTTTGGGATCAGCAGCCGCCGGATGTAGAGACCATCACCAAACTCATGCTCAACCGGTAGCTCGCACCGACCGCACAGCGCGAGCAGCCGCTCGCCAATTTTTTGAATGCGCGCACGTAGCAGGAGCGAATCGGTACCATCGAACCGAAACGCAACACCGCCATCACGCTCGATCTGCAGCAGACCCTCGACCGGCAGTGTCTCGCCATGTATCTGCATGCCGAGGCTGCCGGCAGCAACCAGATCAGAACCGCTCATAGATCGTGAATACCTGTTTACCGCGCGGGATCATGGCGTCGATACCCATCACCGGCGGCACAAAATTGCGTCGCTTCAGATCGGCCTTGCTGCTCTTGGCCAGCTCGATCACAGCGACATTTGCGGTGCCGTACTCCAGCATCAGCTCTTGCGCTAATGCGTAGCGCAGCGCGCGCTCGTAGCCGGGCGGTAGCGAGATCACGCTGGTGAGTGATGGCAGCTGCGTGAGCGGCTTGAGTGACTCGATGTAGAGCACCTGTGCGCCTGAATCCGGCGCGCACCAGATACGGATTTTGCCGAGCGGGTAGCTCGGCTCGTAGTAGAGCACGCTGGGTATGCTGCCGGTTAAGCTCTTGAGCGAGATCGAGTCGTACTGCTGATACGTCCACAGATCAAGCGGGAAATCCACGCCGTTGAGCCGAGTGAAGGCGAACATAATCGTCTCAGGCCGCACGGTGTTGAAATTGCCACCGATACCAATGCTGTACTCGGCCTGTCCCGAGATCAGGCTGAACTGCTCCTTGGTCGTGACGTAGATCATCAGGTTTTCATTCGACCAGCTGGCGATCACATCATTCAGCGCATCGAGCGCGTCTTGTGCCTGTGACGCGCTCGCGGTCTCGCCATCGCCGAGCACATTAATCGTGCGCAGCGCGCGTTGGATAATGTCCAGTGCGGTGGCCATTCCGATCCCCTAAAAAAAATCCCCCGCACGAGGCGGGGGAGATTTCATCGCCAAGTCAGTGATTAGCTGATCTGGTTCGCGATGCGACACGCGAGCTGCGGGCGGATGGTCTTGTAGCCATACAAGACGTCAACACGGCACGGGAAGCTGCGGTCGTTGATCTGGAACTGACGCACCACCGACATGGAGATGCCGTCCATAACCTCACGCGCCGCAAAGTCCACACCCTGCGGCTGCACCAGATCGGCCGTGACGAAAGTAAAAGCATCACGGTGGTACGCAAGCGAGGTGGAGTACGGTGTGCTTGCAGTACCAGCGATACTAATTACGGCGGCAGCGGCTGGTGCGGCGGTGACGTTCTGCAGTGCGCCGGTGGTGACCCATGCCGGTGATACCGTGATTGAGGTGGTGTTTGGCGCGCCGGTGGCGGCTGTCACCACGAATTGCTGCAAGATGCCGGTATTGACCTTGGTCTCTGGATGCACACGATTGACACCAGCGATGGTGATTACATCACCCACCACGATCTGACCCGTACCAGCGACAGTGATGACGCTGTTACCAGTGACGCTAGTGACGGTAAAGCCAGTACCAGAGCCACGGTTCTGTGGTGTCAGTAGCGTATTCTGCATAAAGTCAAAGCCTGCGGTGCGACCCATGTAGCCCTCGCGGTACTGCTTCGCGATGGTCGTGGTGTCGTTGAACAGGCCCGATACCGAGCTGACAAATGCCGCATTGTCAGCAGGCGATAGCAAAGCAGTTCGGTCGCCCGTCGGTGTCAGCTCTTCAGTCAGCTTGCGACCTGCTTGCAGCGCCGTTGATAGGTTCATCGGGTTGCCGGTGTTGTTGGCCTGATTGTAGACATCGTTCTTCATCGTCAATGCATCGGCCTCGATGTTCGCGGCCAGCACTGCCATCGCAGGCTCGAGAATGCGCTTGCTGAAATCATCGAGCGAGAGCGTGAGTTCCTGCGAGGTGAACGAGAGATCGACACCCTTTACCTTCGCCACCTGTAGCGTGACCGAGTTTTCAATAGTGTCCTGAATCGACATCGTGACACCGTCGCGCACGGTGTACTGGTTTGGCAGACGAATCTTCAGTGAGTCACCAATCTTCGCGCCTTCGCGTGCAAATGAGTCATCGTACTGGCGGTTGATCGAACCAATAAAATTACACTTCTGGTGCAGGATGCGCAAAGCCTCGCGCGTGACCATGGTGGGGGTAAGGATTGTATTTGCCATGATGGTTTACCTCTTTCCAAAAATTTGTGCGTTCCGTCGCCGCATCCACTCATCAGGTGACAATTCATCGCTCAGATCACTGCTCGGTGCCTTGCCTTGTAGGGGTTGGATCGGTTTCGGTGCGGCGGATTTCTTAGGGGGCGCGCTGGTAAGTTTCATCTCCAGTTTGCCGATTTCTGCGGCTTGTCGTGCGGGTGGCAGCGCGCTAATGCGGCTTGCCTCTTGCGGGTGAGCGTTCAGGTGCACGACGATTTTTGCGCCGATGTCTGAATCCAGAATGGCATCGGCCATTAACGGGCTGATCTGCACACTCTGTAAAAAATCATCGCGATCAAAATCGCCAAGCTCTTCGGCCTCTGACAGCAACTTCTCACGTCGTGCTGCCTGCTGCTGATCCTGCTGCGCGCGCTCCTGCGCCTGACTGGCGCGTTCACGCTGCGTCAGCTCGTGCTGAACCAGCGCCTTGACGTAGTCCTCTTGTGATTCAAACTGCTCAGTCGAGGGCCGATCAGAACCCGAACTATCACCTCGCTGCGACTGCTGCATGGCGAGCATCTTCTCCAGATACTCAGCCCGTGCCTTCGCCTCGTACTTCTCGCGTATAAGCCGTTCCCAACGTCGCTGCTGATGGTTGGGCTTGCGCTCTTCCTTGGCAGATTCGTTGTCGTTGTCTTGGGAGCCTTGCTCCTCATCTCCGGTGTCGTGCTCCGGGTGGGTACTTTCTTCGTGCTCGGTCGTATCCTGATCAAGCGCGTTCTCGGTCGCTGCTGCGCCGGTAGTCTCTGTTTGCATAGCTATCCTTGGTGGATGTCTCGCAGTGCCGCTGCGGTCGGTCTTACTCGCACATGAAAAAACCCGCAGCGCTCTCGCGGTGCGGGCTTCATGGAAAAATTTCGATTCAGCTGTACATCAGCAAGAGCTCGATCTCTTGCTCGTCGCGTCGCTTAAATTCATCAATCTGTCGCTTCAGCTCAGCCAGCTGCGTCGCAATAGCGGCGATGCGCTGGGTCTCTTGCTGCTGCGCCTGCAGCGCCATCAGACGCCTGATCTCTGCCGTGACCTGTCGCTCACGCTCTTGCTCAAGCGCTCTGGCGTAGGCGCGGTCATACGCAATCTGCTGCTGCGCGAGTTCGATGCGTAGCTCGCGCTCGATCTCGCTATCGGTCTTTTGCAGATCGCTCAGCGCGCGCTTGGCGACTTTTTTAACGAGCTGCTTTACCGGTGCCGGTATGACACGTGCCCTGACCCGCTCTTCAATCAGCTGCTCGGGCGACAGAACAATCGGCGCAAAGACCGGCTGCTTAAACGGGTGCTTTACAAAACCACCGCCACTAATCTGCGTGGATGGTTTTGGTGAGCACGTCTGAAAAGCAGAGTCTTGGAACGCCGAGCGCTGAAACGCAGTGTTGCAACCGGACTTGCCGCCGCAGCTCTGAAAGGCCGTCCTTTGCCAAGCACCGCACTGAAACGCGACGACGTTACTGGCTGCGTCCAGCGCCTGAAAAGCCGAGGGCTGAAACCCCGGGCTTTGGAACGCATCCATTCAGCGTACCTTTAGCGTTCGCTAGTCGCGTGTCTAATTCGGCGCATCAAGCGGTACCCATGCCTTTGGCTTGTTACCGGCCTCGAGCCAAGCCAAATAATTTTGGTAATCAAGATTATTGTCATCGGGTGGGATAAACAGATTTTCTTCGATCTTGTAGACCCAGCCCTCATTCGGTGTTTTTCTATACATGTCACATTACAGCCGAAGCTGCCCAGTTGAATTCAAATACGCCGGAGTTAGTTGCCGACCCGATCACGGTAAGGTAGTCCTGTGTCGCAGTGACGCTGGTCAGCGTACCTTGCAGCATGTTCACGGTCATCGATGGCGTTATACGCTTTTGCGACTGGAAGCGAATCGTAAAGTTTACATTCGCGTTATTACCTAACCGCTGTATCGAGTAGCCGTTCTCAAAGTAGCGACGTGACTCATCCAGCACTCTCAGCACCGACGGCACCGACCATTGCGTAGCGGCAGAGCCGGGGGTGATTTTTACACGCCGGATAAACCAGTTTCGGGTACCGGCAAAGTTCACAAACGGTACCGATAAGTTAGTAGTGAAAAAATCGCCGTTCGTCCACAGACCGGAGGTCGGCACTTGCCACTGCGATCCTGATCCAATCGAAAAACGTATCGCAAGGCCGGCAGCAGTCGCTGCACTACCGAGCGAGCTTGCACCATCTACAGGTACCGCCAGCTGAAAGCGCTGCCACTGGTTAGTGGCGGTGATCTGGTAGTCCTGTACAAAACTGCGTCGGGTTGGTGAAAGCAGGTTCTGTACCGCGACCGGGAAAAAACCTGTGAAATTACACTTGACCTCAAACGACAGCACGAACGGGTACGGGTTACCAAATCCCCAGCCCAACATCGCCAGCTTGTACGCCTCCACAAAGTGCGTGATCAGATGCGCATTGGTCGGGTTGGTGGTCGGGTCGAAGCGTACGGTGACGTCACGCTTGTACGAATACTCCAGATTCGGAAACGCTTCCAGCTGACGGTTTGAGACAATGGTCGCGTTAGTAGACGTGTCCTGCCAGTTGTCCACGATATAGGTGCTGGCACCCACCACCGTCACACCGGCACCGTTGTTGCGCTGATCAGCAGAGAAATCACCGTTGATCACGATCGGGTCTTCGGCGATGCTGCCGAATGATCCCATGATGCGATCTACATAGGCGGTAGTTGCGACCCTGGTCGAGTTGTCGTTATTAATCTGCGTAGTCGCTGTCGGGTTGGTGAGTGCGGCGTTACTCGCCAACACAATCGCACCGACACCCGTGGTGCCGTTAGTCAGATCCGACGCCGACGCAGTGATGCCGTAGCCCGCGAGCGTGGTGGGTTTACTCTGAATATTTGCAAAGGTCGGCTGCAGCGCTGTCTGCGACGCTGAAGTGACGCGCCCTTTTGCATCAACCGTAATCTGCGCCGAGTTACCGGCGTTGCCGTAGGTGCCCGCCGTGACACCCGAGTTTGCCAGTGTCGTCACCAGCCCGGCTGATGTGACATCACCGGTCAGCGCCAGCCCCGACATGTCGTGATCGGCGTTCCAGTGGCTTGGCAGTACTTCACCGGCTGCTGCGGCGTTCGGGTCATCGCCAATACCGCAGACAAACGTGTGCTTAATCCCCATCATCGTCTCCTTGTTCCTGATTCATTTGCGCCAGACGCACACCAATCGCGCGGCCAGTGTCATCACGCACAATCTCTTTCGGTGCCGCCAGCATCGCCTTCAGATTAGCGAGGTCGCCGATCACGTCATCTAGCTCGGCTAATGGCGTGTTGCTCTCTTCCTCTTCCTCTTTCATCGCCTCGATCTCCTCGACCGGGCGCAGCCCGACGGCGCGACCTGACTCATCACGCACGATCTCGCGCGTGCCAGTGACTGAGCGCCTGAGCGCGGCCATCTCTTTCATCATCTCGCGCAGCGTTGTGCCCGGAATGACATTGCCCTCGATGTCCATATCAATCAGCCCGCGTGCCATACGCTCCTTGAGCATCTCTGCGCGCAGCTCGATTGATTTCAATTCTTTGTTGGCCTCGAGTGTTTTTTCCAGTGTCAGCAGCCTGACTTGTGCATCCAGCTCGGCCTTATCCATCTCGGTCGTGTCCTGCTGCTTCTCCTTGAACATCTCCTCGACCTTCAGCTCCAGCTCGCCTTGCACTTTCAGACGCTGGGTCTGCGCGTTAAACTGCTCGATCTCGAGTTTTCTCTGCTCAAGGTCTTTTTTCTCAAGCTCGGCGGTCATCGCCTGTATCGCCTGATCGAGCTGCTGAATCATCTGTTCGCTCTGCTGCAGCTGCGCCTGTACCTCGGGCGGCATCTGCGACTCACCCTCTTTCGGCTTTTGCAAATTTGGTGGCAGCATCATCTGCAGCCGCTCCGCCAGCTGCTCCGCACCCGGCCAGTCCATGCTCTTCACGATCAGGTCACCGGCGATGCTCATGATCTGTGGATTGGTTTTTACCATCTCCATCATCGACATTGCCGCTTCCTCGCGCTTGGTGCTGAATGAGGCACCGGCCTCGACCACCACGTCGTAGCGCCCAGTGCTCAGGTCGTATATTTTTTCAATCGCGCGGCCGTAGTCATCTTTTGCTGCAAACGGCTGATTGACCTGCACCATCTCTTCAGCACCGTCCTCACCCAAAATGCGAACGATGCGCGGGGTGTCGTAAATTTTTGGAATTAGATCAACCAGAATGCGACCCGCGTGCGTGATCGCCCTGGTCATGTTGTCGATGAAGTGATAGGTGCTGACATCACCCTCTCGCTGCCGCGCCATAATCGCGCGACCACTTTGTTCGTTGGAGCGCATGCCAAGGCTCGACTCATAAATACCGGTCGTGGCCATCATGTCGCGCTGCGCATTCTCTGCGCCTTGCAGCACACCTGTCGGTGGCGAGGCAAATGCCTGACGCTGCGGTGCTGGTACTGCCAGTCCTGAGACTGTAGTCGGCTTATACGGCAACACCGAGTAATTTTCTCGATTCGCTTTTGCCCAAATCTGCTCGTAGCCTTCGATCTGACCTTCAGCAGCGATATACGGTGCCTTTGGCTGCAGAGCTAACAGCTCAGTCTCGGTCGATCTAAAGTAATTCAAAAGTCGCTGCGGGTCTTTAGCGAAGCGGATCAGCGAGAACAGCTGCATCTTGCCTTCGATGAACACCATATCGCCAAACACCGGCACAATCGGTATCCACTTGCCTGCCCAGTCACCGCGCTCGAGCACCTCATTGCCACCGATCTTTGCCCACTTCACCACGCGCATCTTTGTCACGCGCTGATCCACTGGCTCGGTCTGCGCCTCAGGTGGCAGCTTGTCGTACTCGCTCTGCTCAATCACCGTGCCGTCTTCCAGCTGCAGCAGCGTGCGATCTTCCTCCGTCACCCACCAGTACTCGGCGATGCGTACCGAGTCGGCCATAACCCATGTCTGCGTGTCGCCTGTGGTCTGATCCCAGCCACCACTTTTGCCGGGGTATTTTTTCTCGAATTCTTTTTTGGTGATTTCTTCCGTGATAAACGCGTAGCGCCACGTACTGCCGTCAATCGAGTGCGCCTCGTGGTCGTAGTACACGGTCAGTGAGTTGACGATTGGCTTAATCAGTATTTCTTGATCAAAGCTCTGGTCATCGCAGTAATCTGTAACGATTCGGAAGAAACCAAAGCTACCTGTGACGGCATAGAAGAAAGCATTGTCATAAGCGATGTCAGCGTTCGAGTTGCGCTCGATATGTCGGATCACGCCCGACAGCACATCTGCCGTCTCAATGTCCGCGCCCGAGTCCACCGGCTTCACCTTGATCGACGGGCGATTAATACGCTGGTCATTCGTCACCTGCCGAACAAACATCGGCAGACGATTGATCGTCAAGACGGGGCGATCCTGAATCTCACGATCACGTCGTACCCGATCCGGCCACTGCTCACCAGCATAAAATTTTAAATCTTCAATATAGCGTTCGCGGTTCTGACGTGCGTCTTCCACCGCCAGCGTAAAGCGCTCATGCGCCTTGTTCACCAGCTCCTTATCCGTCATCACCGCTATCCTCCCATCCAGCCACTACCCACACCCGCGCCTTCGTGGGAATCCAGAAAATGACGAATCGTCGTAGTCGGCACCGACGCCTGCCGCGCTGCCTCGCAGGCGTAGCGCAAGGCATCGATCGTGTGATTGTCTTTATCGTCCAGCACCGGCATCACCTGCCCGGTCAGTGAGTCCGTCTTGTATCGGTACAGCGTCAGCTCATCGATCACGTGTTGGCAGCGCGGGTGCACCACGATGTCAAAGCTCTTTAAAAACTCAATGCCCTCTTCCAACGATCCCGGCCCTTTACGCGCAGGATTAATCTTCGGGAAGCCATGCCGCTGCATGTAGCTGATCGTCTCTGGTCGTGCACTGTCAGCGGTGATAAACCACTTACGTGATTCAGGTACGCGATCAAACAAGTCAGGTAGCTGATCAATCTCGCAGCCCACCATCCACGCCTCATAATCCACATACAGCCGTCGCCCATCAAGATAGCAACGCACTAGCACTGAAGGATCGACAGAGAAGCCCCAATCCGCACCAAAGCGAAACGATGTACCCGCTGGCGCTTCAAACTCCTCAATCACCCAGTTCTTAAATACGCGTGCCTCGCTGTTCTGCTGGTACTCACCCAGCCAGACATGCGAAAACTTATCCGGATCACGCCGCTGGTCATAATCCAGCTCGTCGCGTAATACATTCGGCAGCCACGGGTTGTCGCGATAATTCGCCTGCACCACCACCGCATTCGGCGGCGGAGTTACGCCACGCAACAGCGCATCCACCGGATCAGTCGGTAGATTCGGGTTCCAGCTAAACCACAGCTCACTGCCAGGCTTACGAATCGTCGGTCGTAGTAGATCAAGGCTGCGCTGCGAGAGCGACTGCGCCTCCTCCACCCACGCAATGTCATAACCCTCCAGCGACTTGATCGACTCCGCTGTATGGTTTTGCATACCTTGGAAAATAATCATCCCGCCGTGCGGGCACAGAATTTTGGATTCCTGAATCTCAAAAAACTGGCCAACGCTCAGATCAGTAATCTTCAGCTCCAGCAAACGCTTCACCGACTGCGCCAGCGATTTCTGCACCTCACGCACACAGACCGCATTCGTCTGCTGCTGCAGGCAACGCTCAATCAGCAGCTCTGCAAAGAAATGCGACTTGCCCGAGCCACGACCGCCATAAGCGCCCCGGTAACGCGCCGGAGACAGCAGCGGCTTAAACACTCGCGGCGTCGGAATACTCAGCGCCGCTGGCGCGGCCTGCGTCATTCGGCTGCTGGCTCCTGCGGATCGACAATCACCCGCTCAATCACCCGATGCTCGATCGGCCTGCCTTCAACACCCGACAGCTCCGTCGCAATCCGGTCGCCATAAACCCGTGGTTTGAGTTTTGCGGCGACCCATTTGCGCGCATCCACCCGCAGCCGCGATCGCGCAATCACATCCGAATTCACACGCTCACGACCGTCCTCATCTGTGAACGTGTCATTCGCGCCATCATCCGCAATATCCAGAATCTCATCCGCCAGCGCATCCGCTTGCGCCTCGCGCGCGCGTGCGTACTGGTCTCGAAACTCCTCCTGCGACGCCAGCCAGCGAAACACCGCCGCTTTACTCGGCATCGACGGGTCAGCGCAAATCGACCGGAGGCTGCGACCATTTGCGATCTCCTCACAAATCAAATCCGCCTGCGCCTGTGAAAAAGCACTCGGACGACCGACACTCATACGACTCCAGAAAAAGAAAAACCCGGCACAGCGCAAAGCGCCCGAACCGGGTCAAAGGGGAGAGAACCAATAAAAAACCCCGCACAAACAGCGGGGCCAGAGACAGTGAGACAGACTAGCTAGATGAGCCCGATTCTAGGGCGAAGTGTGCGGGCAGCGCCACTACAAAATTGTGCGTGAAGCGCCGCACACTTTATGCACCCAAAGGACTCGCTTACTGCCCAAGTGGCGGGCGGGCACTATGGCTCACCTTCAGCTTGAACAACTCCCAAAGAGCGGGGTGCATCGAGTTAAGCCCCCGCTCCCAATCCTGCCATGTACGCTTCGTTGAATAAATAACTTCAGCGGCCTGCACCTGCGTCAGGCCAGCCCGAAGCCGTGCGCTTTTTATCTCGGTCGGATCCGGACTCATCTACAGAAACAGCCTCAGCTTGGATTTCAAAGTGTATGTCTTCGTTAATAAACGACAGGTCGCCGAACACTGCCACGAACGCCGCATCACAGGCTGCTCGGTACGCGTTCTCAAAGCGGTGAACCAGCGCCACCTCATCGCCGCCCGCGCTGAGTGGTAATGGCGTCCCATAATACTTATTCGCAATTCGGTTGTAGTCGTACTGCGTCTCCAGTAGTTGCTTCGGTGAACCTAAAACTGATTCCATTACCTCAGCAAACACTTTACACAAGGTTGCGCGTTCCTCCGCGTTGAAATCGCTGCTTCCATACAACGTCACCGAGTACTGAGCATCATCAACATCGCTAATGCGAGAGATATCCATCACAATCACTCCATTCAAATTCTCAGCACCGCGCCAAGAAGTGTCAACAATGTAAGGTACAGATTCTGTACCTTCAAGTGATCGAAATTGATACATCACAAATACATCGCAGCTTTGCTCTGGAACTGTTCCTCATCTTGATGTACAGAATTCTTTTTATACTTTTATGCGCCTGATATTTACATTCGTTCTGTTCATCGCACAATTCGCGAATGCACAAAACTTCGATGCCTTGAAACCCGGAATGAGTTTTACCGAGTTTCGACGCGCCAATCCCGGCGCACAAATAAAAATACCCAACTCACCCGCGACCGACAAAACCAATCAAGCGTATGAGATCAGCAACTTCACCCCAGCGGGTCGGGTTGTACTCATCTTCCTTAACGAGTACGCGCTCAATCACGCGCTCATCAGCGAGTTCCAACAGCGACTGCTACTAAGCGCAACCGACAGTGAGCGCAGTAGCGCGCGTCAATCCATCGCTAAATTCGAGAAACTCGCTGCGCGACCCTTTGCTGATCAGCTTCTGCTGAGCTCCATTATCTGGATGCCGCACACGCCCATGCCGCTGCGTAAAGCATTCGAGCGCTATGGCCAGCACACCGGTGACGGCATCAACAAGGTCGATGGTAACGTGTACATCCACTGGAATAACCGCATTCTTGGCTATCCCACGGTAGATGGAAAAGGTATTCGGTACTTTGAGTACTCGCTCACCAATCCAAAAAGCGATCAGTTCGGGGCATTCGACAAATAGCCCACGGATCAATCCGCGCACACCAACGCCAGCGTATCTGTCGCCAAATTAGCTATTGACTAAAATGAAGATCAACTTATTTGAAGGCGGACGAAGAGCAATGAAATGCGTGCTTTGGTTGATCTTTATCTGTTTTTTTATCTTACTTTTCACACTTGATTCAACTCAATGGAGCGAAATTGTTTTTGCCGCTTTTGCCACTGCGGCAGTGTTTTACGCTTTTGCGCGATCACTCGGCTGGATTGTTCGCGGAATCCTCGGCATACCAAGCGACCGGGACTTTCCTACAAAAGAATAGCCATTCGTTCGTTTTCTTTTGCTTGTGCATTTGCGATGGCTTTACTCAACGTATAAGCAGCTAATGCTGCTCGATGCACCCGATCGTAAAACGTCCGTCGCCCGATGCCTAGCCGCCCTGCCACCACCTTAATCCGACGCACCCGCTCCACATAAAACAACCAGAAACAGACTGCCGCCGCTTCATGCTCCGGCATCTCCCGCATCGCGGCTACCGCCATCTCAAAACACGGCATCTGCGGATCAAGCGCCGCGTCCGGTTCAGTGCCGACGCGTGAAGGCTGTAAACGCGCCAGCACATTGCCCACGCCGGGCTTCACGTACAAATGCCGTGACTCACGCCAAGTCACCCACCGCAAACAAAACTCATGCAGGTCTTTATCGCTCATGTCACCCACCCATTTAAGCTGCTGCGTCGTTCAGCGTACTGCTGCCCACCACCCGTACTGCATCCAGTAGCGCCCGCTGCATATCACCCTTCGTCGCAAGCACCGACATAATCGTCTCGTCAATCGTCTCTGCGGCCACAAGGTGATGGATCACTACACTCTGGCGCTGACCACTTCGATACAACCGTGCATTCGCCTGCGCATACAAGTCCAAGCTAAACGGCAACCCAAACCACACAGCGACCCGACCACCGACTTGCAACCCATCCACCCCATGGCCACCCGAGGCAGGGTGCATCAGCAGCATCGAAATCTCACCGCGCTGCCAGCGCGCTAACGTCCCCTCGCCGTCAAACACAACCGCATCAGGGAACGTCGCCAAAATCCTCTGCTGGTCATGCCGATAGCTCGTAAACACCAGTACCGGTTCGCCCTGCTCCGCAATCTCGGCCAACGCGTCGAGCTTTGCGTCATGCACCCGATGAACACCCTGCATCGCGTCGTACACCGCGCCGTTCGCCATCTGCGCTAACTTCCCCGCCAATACACCGGCGTTAGCGGCAGTGATCTCGCCGTAGGTCATCTCTTTTGCCAGCTGCCGGTACTCGCTCATATCAAACCGCACCAGAATCACGTTATCCAAACGCGGAGGTAACGACATATCACCCTCAACGCTCAGCATCACATCAGCTACCGCTGC